TTATTCAGATTTTCATTTTTTTCAATAAAATCATTTCTTTCAAAATTTAAAGATTCAATAGTTTCATTTTGTTTTACAAGTTTTTCAGTAATTTCTTTAGGAGTTACAAAAATTTCCTTCTCAACTATTTTTTCAACTTCTACCGTTTCAGTCACAGTTTTTGGTTCAGCTATTGATTCAGCTAATTTTGTACTTGCAAATTTTAAATGTTCTATTTGTGTTTCTAATTTTTTATTAATTTCTATTTGTTGTGATAATAAATCACTTCCTCTTTCTGTAAGACTTAACATAAATTCAACAAAGGTTTCTTCTTTTTTAATTTCAGTGTCAGATGATTTAGAATCTTTATCTTCTTTACCATCATTAAAAATTTTTTCAGTTAGAGTTAATATCTTTTCACATATTGTTTCGATACTTTCATCAATATCCTTTTCTTTGATTATCTTTTCACAGTCAGATTTTATATCAGTTATATCAGAAACAGAAATCTTATCATCTTTATCTAAAAATTCGATTAAACTACTATAATATTTTGAATATTCGTCATTATATCTAATAAGTTTAGTTAATAATTCCACATAAGATAGATAATTTGAAATTAATTTTGCATTAATTTTCATTTCTCCATCTTCAGTATTATTAATTTCTTTATCCGTATCTTCTACTTCAGCTATTTTTTCAATTTTAGGTCGGTCTTTAGAAAGCATTTCGTTTTCAGCCGTGATATTTTTAAGCATGTTAATAAGATCTTCCTTTGGAAGCCCCATTAGGTCTTCAAAAATATCTTCAATATCACCTTTTGAAATTTCAGTCTCTTCATTCATTTTCTGTAAATCTTCACCTAGTTGACAAATTCCATTTTCACATTTAATATGAGCTTTATCTTCACTAAGTTTTTTAAGGTCTTCAGAAATACTTTCTACGAGTTTTGGATTAGTTTGAAGAAATCCTGGCTCAATAACAAAATCAATACTTTCAAGTTCGAAGTTCTTTTCATCCAAAACTTTATACTCTTTGCCATCTTTCTTTTTAGTTTCATTTGAAAATCCACCAAATGCACGAGTACTAACATACATTTCAGAACCACTTCTAAGAATAGTATTCAAAATACGTCCACTTGGAGTATCTAATATAGCATATTCAGCTATTCCTTGCCCAGTTTTCTTATCAATTTGAATATCTATAACTTTATGAGAAACTTTTCCTGATTCTAATAGTTCATCAAGAGTATAGTCTTTGGGGTGTCCGATACATCCGAACATGAGTCCGCGTTGAAGCTTAGTTTTTGTATCTGCATTATTAAGAGCATTCTCCCATAATTTTTCTGGGTAAAATCTTCCATTTCTAGAGTACCCATCTAAAAAGAATGATGGTCCCTTTACAGTCCCAAGTACACCCTCTTCAAGATTTTTAGTACCCTCATTGAAGCTTATACCAGAAAATATTTGATTTTCAAAAATGTTATTCATATGTTTTCCTTATTATCTCTTTAATTATTTAATAAAGCTTAATCGAACAATTTATCTAATTTATCATAGATAATGTTACCAGCCATTGTTAAATCTATATTTTCAGCAGTATGTACTTGCTCTCTAAACTCTTCAGTATCAGAATCATTAGATAGATCAGCTAATTCCCTCTTTGCATAAATATACATTTTTGGGTCTTGAAAAAATTGAATTATATCATTCAGTAAAATATAATTATCTAAATCTATAACCCCAGAAGTGTATGTTTCCATTAAAGCTAATTTTATTTCATATGCATCCTGCAAAAACATATCTATGATAGATAAAAATTCAGATAATGCTTCTGGGTCTGGTTCATAATATTGGAGTTCTAAAAATAGATGAGTTTCTATACTGCTTAAACTTAAAAGAGAATCATTTACTTGTTTCATTGAGAGTGTTCTAAATTCTTCAGACGTTTCTTCCCAATCGTTCATGTAGTAGTATTGATACCCAGCAGTTTCTCTTAATGCATTAAATCTACCTAGAGCTTTGTGGAATCTTTTACCTTTAGTGCTTTTGTTCCATTTTTTTATTCCTTTTTTAAGGCTGTTTTTATCTCTTCTCCAACGGTCTTTCATTATTCGTGATTTTTTATTGTCTTTTTTCTTAGAAACTAATCCAACTCTTTTTCTTACTTCAATTTCATCTAATTTTAAAATTTTAAACTGAGCTTCATCTATTTGTGTTTTGAATTTCATTTAAAATCCTCCTTTTTCTTCTTCACCTTTTTTATCTTTCCATTCAAAAAGTTGAAATCCAGTTATATTTTGGAATTGAGAGTTCATAAATTTAGTATAGTCTTCATACTTTACATCAATATTATCATCATCTTCAAAATCTTGAACAAATGATTTAAAATTGTCTAACATACTTACTGTTAAGTCAATATATTCAAGTTTTTCTAAATCATCAGTATTTAAAACATTTAAAAATTTTACATCTATATCGTCTTTTATATAGTTATCAAACCCGTTATTTGTTAGGTGAACTATCAGTAATCTTTGTATTCCCTCTTTTAGAGCAAATTGAATGGATTTAAGTTTTTTTGAATATCTAATATGGTCTTTTATTACATCAGATTTTATTCCTTCTTCATCAATTATACTTGACGGTAATCCAATTGTACTTAAAATCATTTTTCGAATATCATAAATTTTATCATTCATGTCATCGTAATTATTTTCTGAATTAAAGTCCTCAGCGTTTAAATCACCTTTATCACCGAAATTTGGAATAACTTTTACTTCACCTACTTTCGAGCTGATAGTTTTAATTATTTCTTCATCAGTTTGTCCAGAACTTTTGATTGTTAATGATTTATTTATCATTTTTTCAAATGCTGATGCAATTTTTGAAGCTTCTGATGGTTTAGTGGTACTTGGTACATTTACAGAAACAAGTTTTGTTGCAAGAGCATCATTAATAAACCCAAGAGGGATAATAGATTCAAGGAACTTAAGTTCTTTTAATAACCCGTAAACTGGATAAAGGAGAGATTTCCCCATTCTCAAATATAGGATCTTATCATTTAACCCATCCATCTTAATTTTAATTCTACTTGAAGGCATGCTGAAATATACTAAATTTGTTGGCTGAACAGTTTCAATTTTTTCTTTACCTAAACTTAATATATATGAAACATCTGAATCCCTAAAAACTGGGATTGTCTTTGTCATATCAACATCATCATGTATATTAAAAATTCCTTTTTTAGTTTCATTTTCAGAACCCATACCATTTACTTCTAATCTTAAGAAATATTCACCATAGTATAATAAATCTGCTGCGACATCCACTATAAGTTTTTGTATATTAAATTCTTCAATAAAATCATTAATGAGAGCGGTTGCAGGTTCATCTATTTCTTTATCTGAATTTTTAATATATACCTGGAATAATTTCGATTCATTCCCAGTAACATTTAAAGCATCATCTAATATTCTATCAATTATTAATTGACTGAAATAAAAATCTCTTATTGTATCTATATCCTTTATAATACCAGATTTTGTATCTGATATTTCCATGAATTTTACAAGTAATTGAGAATTTATTGTGTCAGCTTTACCTCTTTGCATCATCATTTGAGCTTCTACTGCTGGGTCTAACCCCATAGTTGCGCCAAATATTTGTTGCGTTAGTTTCGCAAAGTTTGAACTAAGTTCAGGAAATAAACCAACTTTAGTCATCTATTTCACTCTTTTTCATATAAATTTTTTGAAGCATATTTGTGCTACCCCTTTTATTTATGTTATTTATGTTATTATTTAATGTGAGTTGAATTTGTAATATTTTATATCACATCAGAGAATTCACCAGAAACACCAGAACCAAATAATCTTTCAGCAAAATCATCTTCATCCATACCGTCTATTGTTTTATTAAGGTCATCAATAAATGAATTATCAGTATAAGGTAAATATTCTAGTTTAGTATTACATATGTATAGTGCATTACAAACTGCATCAGCGATATCTTTTGAACCAATAGTTCCGTCTGGGAAAAAATCAGGGTGGTCTACTTTCTTCTCATTTTCTTTTAAGAATACTAATTCTTTATAAAGTATTTTATTGAAAGGCATGAATAACCTCCCCTCATTAATAGAACTTCTCATTCCATGGTATGCATCTTTTTTCCTATCCACTGAATTCATGATAGTTTCTATCCCTTGTTTTTTAAGGAGTTGAAGTGTATCTGTTGATTGATAACTATCTGAAACAACATAATTAATACCTATACCCATATTCACGAGTTCAACTATAAACTCACGAATTTGCCATAATTGTAGTTGTTTCCCTTTTGGTGGTCTAATTCCTACTGCGAAATCAACCCATACAATTTGTTCAACCATATCTCCAATCCCTTTTGTATCGTGAATATGAAGCATAGCTAACCCAAATCTATCCCCACTGACGGCAATATCTATTCCTATGACTTTTTGACTTCCAGGTTTGAAACTATCTAATAAATCTCTATTAAAGAAATCTATAAGTTTTGAATCTTCATCTAATATTATTTCATCCATTTCACATAGACGTGAAAGTTGTAATGATTCACGAATTTTGTCTTTAAAAGGCATAAATGTTCTTACGTCTGAAACTGACATACCAAGTACATCCCGAATACCAGCGTATATCTCACTTTCGAACTCCCCTCTATGCTCAATAGGAACATCATGAACCTTTGTTTCATCTAACGCCTTTGCTCTTTTAAGCTCCTCTTCTGAGTTAATAATGAATGGGTCTGATTGATAATCACCAATGAATATTTTGAAAGTTTTTCCACAATACTTCATTTTGTGCTTTAGGATTTCAAAACGTGGTGCAGAAATTATTTTTATGTCATTTTTGTCGAATGAATTATCTTCTTTTTCTTCAGCATTGTCTATAATTGTTTGAATGAGTGAGCTTTCAGTGGTAGCAGATGATATCATAGTATAATGTGCTGGCCAATTATTCCCTTCTATGAGGAAACGGGAGTTAATTCTATTGTACATTTCAGTAACTAATGATTTAGAACTCCCCTTATTAATTTCTTGATTGATTTCATCTGATGATGCTGCGTACACATTCTTACCGACTAAAGAAACTTTTCTTGAAATCATATTAATATCAATATTATTTACAAACATTGAGCTTCTTGATTTAGTGTTATTGAATTTTGATTTAAAAAAAGGAGAACTTCTTATGAAGTTTATAACTGGGTCATAGTTTACTTGCTCAACATTTTCTAATGTACTATTTGTAAGCGTAACATATATTTTTGCTGCCTTAGGGAGACCAAATTTGACTTGTGGCTCATCTAAACATAAGAGTCTTGCTAAATCGTATAGGAACATTACACTTGCTATTGTTGATTTACCAATACCAGTTGCCCCAGAAAAAACAACTACTTTATATTTATTTGTTTCGTAGAAAGGTGTCGGATATATGTCTACTAATTGTGTAAGCCAATAAGGAAATATAGCTTTACCAAAATTTAAACTATCACCCAAATAATAAGGGTCAGTAATGAACTTTTCAATAGTAGGAGGAGTTTCAGAATAACCATTTGTTCTAGCAAAAAGGTTATATAGATGATCTATATCATGAGAACTTAATCCCTCCAATTCTTTTTCATTTATGTCCATTATGACCTCTTATTTTTATTTTGCTCTAAATTTTCTAGTTTTAACTGCAGACTTAGAACCTTTTTTTCTTGAAGTTTTATTTGCTTTTGCAACTTTTTTCATTTCTCTAGATTTTTTTTGGTCTTTTATTGTGCATTTATACTTAATAGTATTTCCAGGTGTTGGCACGATTTCCGGAGTTTTGTTTCCAGTACAATGAATTTTAGATTTAGCTTTTGATTTTTTTAATGCAAGTTTTTTATTTTTCATATTTTTGTCAGCAATAGCTTCATCAGCTTCTTCTTCATCTTTCAATTTATATTTTTTCCTTAATTTCGGATTATAATCACTTGGCGGAGCACCTAAATCACCCATTGAACCGTCAGCTTCTTCACTTTTAATTTTCAATTTAGATTTCTTTTTACTTTTTGGGTTAGAACATTTTTCTTCTAATTCAGAGTACTTTTGTCTAATTTCTTTAATAATTTTTTCTTCCTCTTCTTTACTGAGTTTTTTATCAGTGCTGAAAATTGTATTTCTTACTCCTTTTGAATCGCTATAACCAAAAGAAGTAGTATTCCCTACTCTAGAAACAAAGGGTATTATTTTTCCTTTAGCGCCTTTCGCTACGACTGCTGTCATTTGTTTAACTGCATCAGCTAATTCTTTCGATTTTAAAATGTTTTCTTTTAGTTTAAATATCTTCATCTTCTTCTACTCCAAGTTTTTCTTTTTGTTTTTTCTGAGCTGAACGTAAAAAGTTTGAATCACCTAAAAGTGCATTCAATATTCCTTTCATCTTATCACCACTCCCCTCATCTTTAAGTGATTCTTTAGAATGCATACTTAACAGACTTGCTTCTAAATTTTCAAAATCTACGTCTTTTCTTATTTCTTTTAACATCTTAAACCCATCTGCTTTCATCATTCTTGTACTTGTATAAAGAGCAAGTAAATCAGATTTTGTCATTTCTTCAAGTGTTGAGTCTTTAAAAAGTTGATCTTCTATTTTACCTAAAAAACTTTCTAATTTACTCATCTTTAATGCAGTTTGTTTTCCAATATTAGCCATTGCCAAATCAATGACCATGTCAGTTGTACTGACTTGACCGATAATATCTTTTTCAGGTAACTTTTGACTTTTTACAAGGTCATGAGTTTGGTCTTCTAAATGTTTAGTTAAATCCGAAATCTCAGAATACTCATTCGTTTCATCTTCATGACTAACACCAGTTTCATCTTTAGAATAGGAATTTAATTCTTCTTCACCATTATCTAATTCAGCTTCAATTATTGATTCTATTATCAATTCATTTCCCATTATTAATCTCCATTATAATCTTATTTAAGGTATTATTAAATAACGGTATAGAGGAGCGGGTAATGAAACAAATGAAACATTCAGAAATAAAACCACTTAGAGAAAAAATACACGCTGAACAAAATTTTATTTGTCCGATATGTAAAAATAAAATACCACCTGAAGACACTACATTAGATCATCAACATAAATTATTTAAAGACCAGCAAATAGGTGAAGATGGAGCAGGATTAGTTCGTGGCGTTTTATGTTTTCAATGTAATGCTTTTGAAGGAAAAATAGCCAGTTCATTTAAAAGACTTGGTCTTCATAAAAAAGGCGTAGATATTTCTGAAATGTTAAAAAATTTAGGAGAATATTTAAGTAGAGATAATTTACCATTGATTCATCCAACTGAAGCGCCTAAAGAGCCTAAGATAAAGAAAACATCATATAATAAATTAAAGAAAGTATGTACTGTAAAAATGCCAGCTTATCCTAGAAGCGGAAAGCTGACTAAGGAGCTCAAAAAATTATTTGAGCGTTTTGATGTTGAAGTTGAATATCTTAAGAATTATTAGCTTCATATGCTGAAATAACAAAATCTTCAAACCCATTTCCAAAATTCTTAGTGGAATCTTCGATGAATTTTTCTAATTTTTTATAATTTTTACTAATTATCTTTTCAGCGCCTTTTTTAATCGAATTATCATAAGGAAAACCATTTTCAATTAAATCTTCTAAGTCGCTTATATAACTATCCCAATAATCACCCATTGGACCCTCATCAGCTAAATCATTGATAAGAACTTCAATTTCATCTAAATAATCTTGTTGTTCATCTATGTATTCTTCTTCAACATGAATATCATAAGCATCAGTCCCATTAAAAAGAAAATCTTCATAATCACCTATTAATAAATAACCGCCTGAACGTCCAGCATAACTAAAATCACCTAAACCGAATTCAGATTTTAATCCTTCTTCAAGGTCTTCTCTACCCATGTTATAATATTCTTCTTCATAAAAATTTAGTTGAGAATAGAGTTCTTCATCACCAAAAATTTCTTTCAACTTATCTTCGTCGTATTCTAAATGAGTTTTTACATTAAACTCAAGTTTATCACCATCTTTAGCTCCATAAAAACCGAAATACCCAGTATCTCTAGGATAATTCATTGCTTCTATCCACATTTTTGTTTGCGCTATTTCATTTTTAACTTCTTTTTGAAGTTTTTTTGGGAAATATTTCATAATATCACTCTGTTTAGATTCTTTTATCATTTCTCTTATCATCTTTCTACCCTATTTATTATTTTTTATTATTTAACGCTTTGTGAGTTCAGATAAATCATCTAGCCACATTTGTTTTTCTGTCTTAGCTTCAATTTCTTTGAGTTTATCTCTTGAAACTTCTATTAATTCAGTTAATTCTTTTAACTTTTCTTTTGTTAAAGAATAAATCGGCATCCTAAGTAAATAGTCGTAACTTCCTTCTTCTTTAAAGATAAACTCTCTTTCATCAAGTTGAATTATTATTTCGTTTTTTGATTTATTATTTACAAATATTTTTTCTTCAATAATATCTTTAACAAAGAAATATTTACTCGCTAACATTTTCAGTTTATGTTTGAGCTCATTTATTAAATTTATTTTTCTTTTTTTATAATATTCTTCACGGACTTTTGCATATGCATAAAAAACTTCTTCAGCGCTTTGAAGTTGGTGAATTCTATTATCTTCACCAATTGAAGTAAAATTTTCAGAAATTAATTTTTTGAGTTTAAGTTCATCATATATTTTTTCATCATCAAGTGAAGTGAACTTTCGTTGAACTTTAATTAAAAATGAAAAATTAGATCCGCTTGAGCGGTCAACATATGAGGATATTTTACCTGAATCTTCTAGTTCATCAAGAACTTTGATATATTTTTTAAGGTC